TCATGTATAATTAAATTAATTTTATCTTCATTAAAAGAAAAATTATTGGATATTCTTAATGGATAATTTAATTCTTTGTTTCTTCTAGCGATACCTCTGTTTATTTGACTAATATAAGACTCTGATAAATTATATTTTTTAGCAATTTCTTCAAAGGTTAAATCAGAATCTTTTATTAAGTTTTCAATATTATGAAAATCCTTATTAGATATTTTAAATAAACAACTATCTTCTCCTTCAATCCTAGGAGGGTTTTGGCCTCCTTCTAATATATTATACCCATAGTCTCTTTGATTACTTTTGTAAAAACTAATCCAAAATTTTTCTTTTTCATCATAATCTTCAATTTCTTTTTCTATAATTTCTAAATCAAAATTTTGTATCCCATACTTTTTAATAGCTAAATGAATTAATGATACCCCATTCTGTTTACCTCTAATATGCTCTTGAAATCGCCTATTACAGTTATTACTTTGTCCTATATAGACTTTTCCATTTATCCGATTTGTAATTTTATATATATCTTTTTTATTATTCATGTTCATTCTTCCCACGAGATTTTACCCTCGTTAGCCATTCTAGACAAAAATGACCCCGCTGATAAGCGGAAAAATGTTTATTGGCAGAAAGTTTTACCAATAGAGTGGGGCGGTAACGTCCGCAACTACACTAATCTGTCTAAGAAACTTGCAATGTTCTGGGCCAGCTTTAATCAGCCTTGAAGCCAGGTCCATGTCGTTTGGACCGATGACCGCCGCACCGTCAACAATTTCTGAATCATTCTTTGCCCAACTATTCATTGGGTTTCTCATTCCGTGTAAAGCGGGTATGATTCCTGAAACTTCTAAAGTGTTTATTTTCATTTATTTATTCCTTTATTACTGTTATAAAACATATCTGCATTATATAAATCAATATAATAATGTTCTTTTTCATTCAACTCTGCGGCTGTGCAGAATTCTAATACTTCAAAAGAAAAATTCTCTAAACCATATTCAAGCATGGCTCTATACAACTTATTGCCTGGGGGTGTATCAATCCCAAGCCCGCACTTACAGTGTTCCTGCCATCTCTTATTGAGCAATTTTGCTTGTCCAATATAACATTCCCCAGTCTCTTGATTAGTAATCTTATAGATACCAGTTCTATCCGCACCACCTATTAAAATAGGAAATTGCTTTTTAGCAAGAGGCTGATAGTAGGTTTGCCAAATAAGCATACTCAAAATACGAGGCTTATTTAATTCTTCTTTTAATCTATTTAATTTCTTTATGTCTAAAAGCTCTGAATCAGTTGGAATTAAACAGTAGTCTTTCCTTGCCGCATTGATTTGCTTTTCTTTTAGATAAGCCTCGTACGCAGCTTGACGGGTTGCTTTTAATGTATTCAATTCATCTTGATTCTTTTGCTTTTCTCTTTTTATTGCTTCGAGGTCATTATGAAATTTTTGTTCCGCTTTAGTGTATTCTTCTTCAAGAGTGTCAATATAGGCGTTTGCAGCCTCGTGACTATTCTCTTTATAGATATTTATTTCACTCTGAAAGTTTGACATTAAAGCAGTTCTTTCAGCAGAAAACTTCTTTTCTAATTCTACCTTCTTGTTCAGATAGTCTTCTTTTGTTTTTACAATACTATCTTCTATATCTTTTAGAGTTTGCTTTTGTAGAGTAATTTTATCTTCTACTTCTTTTAATGCCTGTTTCGCGGCGGTCGCATCCGCAACTTTCTCAGCCTGATAGGATAATGCAACCTTTAGGCTCTGCTTAACCGACCATATGTAAAACAATAAAAAGACAATACAAATTAGACATAATACAATAATGAATTTTTCCATAATGTAGTGTATAAAAACGGCTGGGTTATTCACCCAGCCATCTTTTACTGTTCAGTTTTTAAAATTACTCAGCGTCAGCTTCAACAACTTCAAGACCTGTCTTAGCATCTTCTGTAAGCTTGATAAACTTAACTGGCTTATGCTTTGTAGTGCCATCTTCTGATTCTACTACAATTTCGCCTTCCTCACGGAAAGTGATGTCCTTCTTCTGAAGACCAGTAGCAATACCATTTACACTTCTTGTCTCAAGACCAAGTGCCTCAGCAATATCAGCTGCTGTATAGTCTGCATCTGGGTTTGCCATAAGGAAATCATAAACCTTCTGTGAATTCTCTGAGAGTGCTTTCTTAATTACCATAATAAATTTCTCCTTTTTTAAATAAATTATTTTTATATATCTAATAAAGATGTTTTTTTTACATCTATATTATCTAACATTATTATACTAAAAATTTTCAGAAAAGTCAATATCTTATTTCAAATATTGAGAAAAAATATAATCGTCCAATTGCACTAATTCTTCTAAAGAGAGGGCGGACATTAGTATATACATTTTCTCTTTATTCTCTTGAACATTTCTGCCCAATTCCATCTCTTGTTCGAGTGCCCATATCTCTTGTGCCAGCTTTTTTATTTTTTTCTCTTTCATATTTTTCTTTTCCTTAACTTTTCTAAATATATTATACTAAAATTTTTTTAAAAAGTCAAACTACAAAACTTCTGCCTGCGCGAGCAGGAAATAGGATTTGAGTCTATGCAAAAATATAACTTTATATATTTTATACATATATTATAACAAAAATTTTTTAAAATATCAAGTCAATAATAGTATAGGACGCAGAGTGTAGGATTCGAACCTACGCAGGGAAAATTCCCTCTAACAGATTAGCAATCTGTCCTCTTCAACCAAACTTGAGTAACTCTGCTACATTTCCAAACAATACTACCTCCTTCTCTTTGAGAGGTTTTTTCTAAAACTAATAATTTATTAAATTTTTGACCTATTAAATTTTTCATTCTAATTTATAGTTACACAATTCTAGCAATTCTTTCTCTGAAAGAATAGGAATATTTAGTTCTTTTGCTTTCTTCATTTTTGTAGAAGTGCTATTTTTATCATTACAAACTAAGTAATTTGTTTTTGAAGAAATTGAATTTGTAACTTTTCCTCCTTTTTCTTCTATAATATTACTTAATTTTTGTCTATTTTGTATTAACAGGAGTTTTCCGGTAATGACAAATGTTTTCCCTTGAATTGCGGCGGCCGGTGCAACTTTATTTTGACTTTCTTCTTCAATAGAAAAAGTTAAATACTGCACAACTTCATCAGCTTCTGCATAGTCGAAATTGTTAATTGCATATTCCATTTCCGGACCGAACCCCGGTAAATCCGACCACTGACCGCCGACCGCATCTCTAAATTCATCCCAAGTAGGATAATATTTAACTATTTCTTTAGAAATAGCGTTTCCAACAAGAGGTATGCCGATTGCAGATATAAATGATTGTAACGACACATTTCTTGTATTGTCAATGGCTGATAAGATTTTTCCAACAGAAGCCTCTCCAAAACCTGCTTTTGATACCCATTCAGCTCTATATTGTTCAAGTCTAAAAATGTCTGTAAGTCCATTCACAAAACCCCAATCTATCAACTTCTCTATTGTTTTCTTGGATAATCCTTTTATGTCCAGTCCACGAATCCCACAGAAGTGGTCTAATCTGTTTATCAATTTTCCGCTGCAATTTGGATTACCACACCACATAGTAATAACACCATTGTTATCTTCAACATCAATAGGCTCTCCACAAACAGGGCAGACACCAAATTTAATCAGATTATCCCAATCAACATTATTTTCATCAGTATCTCCCCAACTGAGCTGAGGAATAATTAAGTTTGCTTTAAAAACCTTAATTCGCTGTCCTCTGTAAGGGTGTGTACCAAGAATACTACTTAATATACTAAGATTATGAAGGCTCGCTTTTTCAATCGTAGAACCGAGCAGTTCTACAGGTTTAAAAATAGCCACAGGTGTCAAAATTCCTGACCTTCCTACACTTAATTCAATATTAAGAAGTTCGGTTTCAACTTCCACATTGGCAGGCTTCCAAGCCACTGCGTTTAAAAAATGATGGTCGGTTCTGCCTTTTTCTTCTCCTCGTACGATGTCTAAGATTTTCCACACCACTCCATCGCAAGGGATACCAAGATGTTCAGCTTCATTAAGCATTGTTTCATTAACATTATCAATAATTTCTTTTTCAATCTGAGCGTAATCTACCACTCTCATAGGAACAACAGTAAAACCAAGACTTTCAGCTTCTTGCAGATTATAATGATGATACAAAGTTGAACTACCTTCTATAACATCCCAAGCGATAAAACTTAATCTTCTCTTTTCAACAACAGAAATATCGAGTAAGGACAATGCACCACTCGCCGCGTTTCTTGGGTTCTTAAATTCATTATTCTTATTTATAATATCAAAATCTTTTTGAAGAATAACGGCTTCGCCATCAATTACATATCTTCCGCTTTTAGCAATCTTCAAAGGTACATTAAGAAAATGCTTAACATGCTCTGTAATATCTGCGCCTTCTTCTCCATTCCCTCTTGTATTTGCGGAGACCAGCTTCGTATCTTCATATATCAATCTGACAGATAAGCCATCACATTTAACAGAAGCAATCAAGTTATCAGAGTTATCAAATGAAATAATTTCTTCTGCGGAATGTACTTTATCCAAACTGAGCATAGGTTTCCCGCTGATTTTAACTTTCTTCAAATAATCCAATACAGGCGCGCCAACAGACTCTTCTCCAACCTGTTTAACGAGTTTATCATATTCTATATCAGACATAATTGGACTATCTGAATTATAGTATGCGTCTTTTGCTTTCTTAATTAGTTCTAAGTTAGTCATTTGTTCTCTCCATCTTTAAAAAAGTAAATTGCGGTCGCCGCATAGATTAACACTAATGTGATTTCCAATAAATATAAATTATCCACAATTTTACACTGCCTCTGTTATATCTACTACAAAGTGCGGTACCAGTCCATCATCGCCTGTATCTTTAGAAATACATAAAGAAACTTCTTCTACTTCATATATAACTACATTGTTTGATTCAACCACACCTGTTTTATTCACTTCTATTGCATAAGTACAATGATGTTCTTTCATAAAAGTAAGAGTTTGGAAGAATAAATTATAATTTTCAACATCCGTATAAGTTACAAGTTCATATTCTTGTTCTTCCTTATTATATCTCCTAAATCTGAATTGCATAATTATTCTCCTTTTTCTTATTTCCTATATATATTATAACAAAAATAATTAAAAAAATCAAGGGGTGGTATTTTCCAACCACCCCTTAGTACTTTAAATCTTAATTACATTAGTAATTCGACTGTTTTTAATCATCATATTACCGGCTCCAGTCCTTGCCAATACTGGCATATCTGAAGCTGAAATGCAAATGCTTGAAGGAACTCCTGTAATTAAAATCAAGTTGTCATCATTTACAGCGGCAATTCCCGCAATAGTCTCTTTAGATACAATTACACCCTTTCCGCCTCTGCCTTGTAATGAAAACTCATTTATTTTAACTTTCTTGCCGAGTCCACTAGTTGTAAAAACAGCAAGATATTCTTTATTTGAGATAGGCGCTCCCGCAATTACTTCATCTCCATCCGCAAGTTTAATAGCTTTAACACCACAAGCAACTCTGCCTACAGGAGTGATGTCTTTTGTCTTAAAGTGAATACCATATCCCTTTTTGGTAACAACGCATACTTCTTCATCTTTTAAGAAAGTTACTCCGACGAGTTTATCTCCTTCTTTAAATTTAATTGCCTGAATACCAGTAGTTCTCTTACCAGAAGTAAAATCGCTAATTTTAGTCTTTTTTATCAGACCGTTCTTGGTGAAGAATACTACAAACTCTGCATCAGTCTGTCTGTGTAAAGAAGTAACTGCGGCAACCGATTCGTCGGCATCCATCTTTAACATTGAATTCAATGCCTGACCGCGTGATACATTAGTTCCAACAGGGATATTATCTACTAAAATACGATACATTTTTCCCTTATCGGTGAATACCATTAAAGTATCAACAGTGTTAGTACTAATTGTAGATAAGAGAACATCATCCGCGGTCTTCACTCCCACTCCATTTCTCTTTTGTGTTCTAAAGGATGTCTTTGGAATTCTCTTTACATTTCCGGTCTTTGTTACAATAACTATGACATCTTCTGGAACTACTTCAACGATTTCTTTTTCTTCTGGCTTAATATCAATTTGTGTTAATTCAGTTTTACGAGAATCGCCATATGCTCTATCAAAAGAAGATAATCTTTCTATAAAGATTGCAGTTCTTCTATCTTCATTTGCAATAATATTTTCATATTCTCCAATATTCTTTATTAAATCTTCTTTTCCTTTATTTAATTCAACCCCTTCAAGATGTGCTAATCGACCAAGTTTCATATCAACAATAGCTTTAGCCTGGTTCTCTGTGAAGTCATACTTCGCTTTGAGGTTATCTTTAGCGGCTGCCGCACTCTCTGAATTTCTAATTAAAGCTATGATATTATCTATATCTTCAAGTGCTTTTAATAGACCATTTATAACTTCAAGACGCGGTTTTGCTTTACTTAACTCAAATTCATATTCTCTTTTGATACAATCTCGATTATGCTGAATATAAATATCCAAATACTGTTTTAAATTTAACAGTTCTGGAGTTTTTCCAACTAAAGCCCACTGGTTTGCGCTATATGTCTTCTGTAAATCAGTTGCTTTAAAGAGTTTATTTAAAATTGCTGCAGGGTTCTGATCGCAAACAATTTCAATAAGCAACTTCTTACCACTACTCTTGTTATAAATATCACTAATTCCAACTATCTCGTCATTCTTTATGAGAGTCTTTATTTCATCAACGAGAGGCTCTACATAAACCTGATAAGGAAGTTCTGTAATAAAGATTGAATTCTTCTCTATTTCTGCTTTAGCTCTTAATATAACTTTTCCTTTGCCTGTAGCATAAATCTGAGGAATATCATTTTTATTTATAATTATTCCACCTGTTGGAAAAGAAGGTGCTAAATTAGAATAGTCTAAAACTCCTGTGTTTACATAATTTTTAATAACCTCAGTCACATCGTGCAGAGCATGAGGCAACCAAACATTCGCTATAGTTACGCCAATACCCTGGCATCCATTTACCATAAGACGAGGCATTATGGCAGGTAGTACCGCAGGCATTTCTGCATCATCAGAGAAGTTCGGAATCATTGGAACATTATGTTTCTTTATTCCATATAAAAGACCTTCTTCAGATGCTTTTGATAATCTTGCTTCGGTATATCTTGAGGATGCGGGTTCTCCACTAATAATAATAGAACCATTAGCTCCGTGCCAATCCACTTCTGGGACATTATTTATCCAAGGCTGAGACATTCTCGCAAAAGTCTCATATATGGCAACATCACCGTGCGGCCACCAGTTCGCAATAACTCCACCACTAATTTTAGCACTTTTAACGTGAGGTTTGTTGCTTACATACCCTTTGTCATACATTTCCCATAAACAGGCTCTCTGTCCGGGCTTTAATCCATCACGAGCATCCGCGAAAGCTCTTTGAGAGTTGGCTTCATATGAGAAATCAATAAAATTTTGAGATGTTTCATCTATAATAGATATAGTATTATATTCTTCCATTTCTCCTCCTTAATCCACTTCCTGAGCTTCTTCGCTATGCTTTAAAAGATATTCTCTTCTTGGTGGAACTGCTGGTCCCATCAGAATATCAAAAATATTGTTTGCGGCTTTCACGTCATCAACTGTGATTTGAACAATATTTCTTGTATCTCGGTTAAGAATACTTTCACCTAGTTCGTGAGAATCCTGCTCACCTAAACCTTTGTTTCGGTTAATAAGATATTTCTCACCTCTGTGCTTGGCTTTATATGCCTCTAACTCTTTTTCATCTTTTAAATAAGTATATGTTGTTCCTTTTGTAATTCTGAACAAAGGAGGCTGAGCCGCAAACACGTGTCCATTAATGAACAGTTCTGGACATAACCACCATAAGTTCGTGAATAAGAGATTCTTAATCGCCTTTCCATCAGGATCCGCATCAGCTGCAGCAACAATCTTACCATATCTGAGTTTATTTTTATCATAAATTAACTTCTTAGTCTTCGGGTCTAAATCTAATCCTAAAGCCTTTATAATATTGACAACCTCTTGATTTTCAAAAACCTTAGTTTCATTATTCTTAAAAGCATTTATCATTTTTCCGCGGATAGGGAACACGGCTACTGTTTCACTATCTCTCGCCTCTACAAGACCACTAGCCGCGCTATCACCTTCTGCGATATATAGTTCGCAGCCTAATCTGTCCTTGCCCCAGCAATCAACAAGTTTAGAAGGGAGGTTTAATAACTGCTTTTTGCCTTTTTTATCATTAACTTCTCTTGCCTTATCTTTGGCTTTCTTTGCGGCTTCTCTTGCTTTTCTTGCGGCTGCCGCTTTTTCAAAGAGAACTTTTATATCCTTTTCGTGAGAGAGGAAGTAATTTTCAAGTCCAATTTTTGTAAATTTCTGAACATATGTTCGACCTTCAGACGAACTTAATTCCTCTTTGTTCTGACCTTTGAATACGGGGTCTATCATCTTAAAGTTGATAACAAGAATCTGACCTTCTGCTAAATCTGCGCCAGTCAGGTTTTCGTCCTTATCTTTCAACCATTTCTTATCTCTTGCGAACTGATTAAAAGCAAGAGTGAAAGCAGTCTTAAATCCTGTTAAATGAGTACCCTTCTCCTGAGGTATGTTATTTGTAAAAAGTTTAACTGAATTAGAATAATTCTGTAAATACCCAATACCAACTTCTACATCAAAAGTTCCCTCTGACTCGTGGAAGAATATCGGAGGGATGATAAGACTTTTTCCATTTGCAAGGAAATCAATAAAATCTTCAAGTCCGTGTTCTGAACAGAAGAACTCTGTTTCTCCTTTTTCATTTGTTAAAGAAAAAGTTAAACCAGAAGAAAGAAAACTTTCCTCTCTAATCATTTCTTTTATTCTATCATAATCAAAAGAAACTGTTTCAAGGACTTCCCCATCTGGATAAAAAGTAACAGACTGACCGTGCTCATCTTTTGGGGCTTTCTGAGTATTGCGCTTAACAAACTTACCTCTGTTAAATTCAATAGTCTCAGTTTCACCGTCTCTAGTTGAACTTACAATTAACTTCGTAGATAAAGCATTTACTGCCTTGCCGCCAGTTCCGTGTTCTCCACCAGAGGTGTTATAACCACTTTCTCCTGTTGCATTATTAAATTTTCCGCCCGTGTTTTCAATTCCAAAACAAGCCTGAAGAACAGAAATCCCAGGCTGGAACTCTCCGTGAGGAATACCACGACCATTATCTACGATAGAGATACCATTATTCGGAAGTAGCTTAATATCAATTCTGTTGCAAGCGCCGTTCAAATATTCATCAACGCTATTAGCAACAATCTCTTTTACCAAGTGCTGTAAACCATTAGCATCTTTACTTCCGATATACATACCGGGGTATTGTCTGATGTGGTCAAAATAATCCAAATGAGTTATATCTTTTGCATTATAATTACTAGCCATTCTTTTTCCTTTCTTTCATTTTTTTAGTATACATATATTATATCATATTTTTTATAAATTTTCAAATAACGTGGCAATACCAGTCCAATTACTCATTGGACTGGACTTCCGCATCCTTTATCTTCCAAAAATATTCACATTCTTCCCCTTCTTTGTAAAATGAACTGACTGTATATATTCCCGGAGGGGCTGGTTTCGCTCTTTCACACTGATTTTTGAGTGGACACAGTTCTGCATTCCAACATCTACAAATATCATATTCAAACATTATAAAACGCCTCCTTCAAAAATCTTAGTAATTCTATCTGACAATTCTTCCATTTCTTCTTCTGTTATTTTTCTCCACTTCCAAGCCCAGTCTACTCTATCGGCAGCCCAGTAGATATTCTTTATATGATAAAGCTTGTGATTTTCATATTCGGTTACTACTTTATCAATTTCAGAATAATAATTTTTCATAAAAATATCTACTCCTTTTATAATATATCTCTATACAAGTTCATAAGGCTTAATAAGTTTTGACAGAAGTTTCTTACCCAACAGTTCTCTACCTGCTTTATTATTATCTAAAGCGTGAAAACCTACAATAGCCAAGACATCATCTTTAATAACTTTGGCTACGGCTCCTCTGTCATATTCATATTCTTCATATAACGCTCTTGCAAAAGTTGCCATTTCATCAGCTTTCACATACACCTCTTCCTTCTGCCAATCATACCATTTCATTTGACATACTTGTTTAGGAGATGGGTTTACGATTTCCCCTTCTAAATAGTCTTTAACAGTCAAAACAGGTTTAAAAGTAAGGTGATGCTGTAAAATGTATTCCATATTTTTCACTTTAACTCGATGGAAGTTTTTATCAACAACTACAAATCCTTCTTTAGTAACCACTCCATTTGAGTTAAGTGCGGCTGCCGCATCTAAACATTCTTCAAGAGAAGATACTGGATAAGACACTGAACATGCGGCGACCGCAGCTAACTCTGGAAAATTATCAGAAGGGATTTCTTCTAATCCGCTATTGATATTTCTTACTCCAATGAAGTGTAAAGTTACTTTTGGATATTTAACCACATGATTCCAAGGGTCACATAACTCAAAAGTATAAGTACAATCTTTATTACCTTTATTCTTAATTACTTCTAAAATTTCGTTATGGTTATCTGCCATCTTGATTAAGCGCATATAATTACAACCGGCGGCAACACTATCTGCATCTTTTGCGTCGATACAACTATTAGTAGCCCAATGCCACTCACCATTATACCAATAGCACTTAACAATAGAGCCATCTAATTTATCTTCTGCTCTTGCGGAATTCCAATCAATTTCATCGGCATATGATTCTTGTACATTACCGAATTTATTAAAACTCCAACAAACAACTTTATAATTGTTTAAATCTAAGATAATACCGCGGGCTTCTTTTACTAATGGGTTAGTAAAATCGCAACCTAAAGAGGCATAATTAAAAATTGCTAAACCATCATTAGACTGTTTAACTTTAATCTCTAATCCTTTTAAATCTTGTTTCCAAGTATCAGGATTACTTTTAATATAATGTAAAAGTTTAGATTTCATAAAATACCTCCTTATCTTTCATTTTCTATAATAATTATAGCAAATTTTTTTATTTTTGTCAACTTTTTTTAAAGAGTCGAAGAGAAGTTTATCCCTTTGGGATAAACTTCTCTATTTTTATTATATTCTGCGTAGCAGCAGCGCCCGCAAGTTTAATTATTATTATGTCTTTAAGCCCATTTACTTTCGCTCTTGCTAATTTAAAAATTTTTTACTATAATAAAATTAGAGAATAAAATAATTCTAAATAGGGGGTTAATATAGATGATTGCTTTTTATTTTATTATATACTTCATAATATTAGTAATACAACCAAGAGATTGTGAAATAACGCCATCTATGTGTATATACAATATTATTTTTCCCCTTTCTTTATTATACAATATAATTATAACAAAATTTTTAAAAAATTACAATAAAAAAATAGGGGTAGATAACCTTTTAAGTTATCTACCCCCGTAATTAAAAGTAAATTAGCAATTTACTCCATACTTTTTAAGAATAGCCTTAACAGTCTTTGGACCAGCTACGCCATCCTGAGATAATCCATTATCCTTTTGGAACTTTTTGATGGCATTAACAGTATTGTTGCCAGCTGCACCATCCTGTGCAGTACCAACAAAGCCTTGAACCCATTTAACAACTTCTCCTCTTGAGCCGTATCTTACATAAATGTTGCTAATGGCTTTTTCGGTATTACTACCATAAATACCATCTTCTGTGAGATATTTATAACCTTTATCTTTATTGATAGCAACTTGTAAAGATTTAACTGCGGTATTAACAGTAGCAGCATTAGAATTTGAAGTTGTAGTGACATTAGTTAAATATTGTCCACAAGCATAACCAACCTTGCCATTGCAAGATACATAGTACCAAACAACAGAACCAACTGGTGTATAATATCCATAGCAAGTCATCTTTGTTCCTTTTGGTACAGAAATAACTGTTGCAGAACTATTAGATGCAGAGGCTTTTAAATTAAAATTCTGCTTAGCCATATAAGTTGTATTATACTTTTCTTTATAACTTGTAGCAGGAGTAACTGTAACAGTACTCGCAGAAGCTGGTTTTGAAGATGTGTCTGTTGTAGAAGACTTAGCGGTATAATCAATAAAATTAATTTTACCACACTTAGTCCAAGTTCTTGAATTATATCCAGCTTTGCCGCCAAGATTGGCAATAGCAGTAGTTTGAACTCCATTAGCCCACTTTGGACTACACTCTACGACAAGATGATTTTTAGCATCGATGACGAAACCGATATGTCCCTTCATCCAAACTGCCCAACCATCTTCTACCTTTGAAAAATCATAAGTTTGATTACTACAGTAGTTATTAAAGAAAGAAGTTTCTGTAACATCAGGAACTCCATTTGAACCATACTTAATTGAAGTAGTAGGGGTCCAACCCCAAAAAATTGCTTTACCCAGACCAATACAGTCAAAAGCATAACAGTTTACATCAGTAGGCAAGTTGCGCTTTGCATTAGCAGCATACTGAGAAACTAATCTTGCTCTATTGGCAGCGGTTAAGCGTTGACCAATACCACCGCTGGCGTATCTTGTGGAACAGGTATCTGCGGTCTTGAGCATTTTAATAAAGTCTGCGACTTTCATCTTAGCCATTTATATCCTCTCCTTTAATAATTTCTTTAATTGCCTCGTTGTCTTTTAAAATTTCTTCAAATTCATCAAGGACTTCATCAACTAACTTACTAAACTTCTCAAAAGAAATAAGTTTCGCAAGTTGTGGAAGTTTCTCTACGAACTGATTGTATACAAAAGCAAGTTTGAGCTGACCGGTTCCACTACCAAGTGCGGCCTCTGCTTGAGCAACTGCATACAGTAAGAAATTTTTAATCATCTGAATTTTTGTTGCGGTTGGTGCTTTGATGAAATACATAATTCCAGAGCCAACAACAACTCCTGCGGCGATTGCAATAATCGCAACTAAAACATAAGTATTCATTTATTCTCCTCCTTCTGTCTCTTGAGTCTCGGTTGGGATACCATTTCCATATAGGTCATTTTGTGCTGTAAGGTAAGTAACTCCACCGATTGTGTTTTCTTTTGTTGCTTTAGCATAATAAGCTGCTAATGCAACTACTTCACCGACGACCGCGCCTATTAATGTTGTTAATGGGGTAAAGTCTGGCGATAATCCTGTTGAATAAGCCAATCTAATTGATGCCACCTCAACAAAGCCAACAAACAGTTCTATTAAAGAACAGTTTGTAAAAAGAAAAATCAACATTTTTTTACTTGTTGTCATCTTTTTCTTTTTCATAGGTTAATCACCCTTTCCTTAATATATAATAAAAAAGCACCCTAAATAGAGTGCTTTTATTTACTATAATTGTTCTGCAAGTTCTGAAATTTGAGAACGATAATTTTTTACAAGAGTAACTTCTCCATAACAATCATGCCCTCTAAAAACTTGTGAGACTCTTCTTATTCCGTTATTATCACCAGCATAGATGTCTAAGTCTACCTGTGTTTTATCATCCCCGTCTAAGATACAAATACAATCTTCTCCAATTCTTTGCAGAGCAAGTTTAATTAAATCAATGTTCAGATTCTGCGCTTCTGTAATATAAATACCTGCGTTCATACCAGAAGTGTCGTATCCTCTAATATCTGACATAGGTAATAGTAGAAGCTTTCCTTCGTCAATCATATCCTGTAACAGCTCTTTCTCGCAACCAATTTTACTTGACAGGAAGTTACCTATCTGTGAGTCAATCAGCTTTAAATCTTTATCACCGGGGTAGAAGCCTAATTTAGCGGCGCCCGCGGTTGCCACTGTATTACAGAACATAACAATTTTGGAAATTTCTCCCTTGTCCAATAGAGAAACAAGATAAGCCATTGATAAATAGGATTTTCCAACACCGCTTGGGCCTCTTAATAGCGTAATCTTATTGCTTAAAAGACTATCCATAGCTATCTTTTGGTAAGCATCTTTTGGTTTAATGTCACCAAATAAACGACTTTTGAAAATAGGAAATTCCTCAACTCGTTCATTACCTTTTGAATAATGGCGATATTGGTCAATGATATTACCATCAGCGTCTTTAACTAATAAATATTCATTATCTACTAAACCGAAAAAATTATCTTTATCATAAATTTTTTCGTACAAATCTATCAGTTCTTCTTCGGTCTGCGGTTGTACCTCTATATATCCGCGGTAAGTGTCTTCACCTTCCCCGGTATTATATATTACTTTAAGACCGACCGCCGCACCTAAATTATTACAAGAAAAATCTGAAGTTACAAAAGTAATATCTTCACTCAGGCTTGTTACATAAGCGGATATGATGATATAACTATCAGTTATGTCAAGCAAAAAGTTAAAAGTGTCAAAATATTTTTTCCATTCCTTTTGAAATAAAACCAACTTATACTTGTCGTGGTTTTTATTCAACAAGCGAATTGCTCTTTTCACCTTAAACCTTTTTTCTTCAGTTATTTTCTTATCAGTTTTCAATTTCTCTAATTCAGATAAAGTAAACATAGAAATGTAAAAAGGAGAATCAGTTTCATAAACCTTTTCTCCTAAATCAAGTAAACTACAAGTGTCATAAAAATTCAAGTTACTCTCGCTCCTTTATTCTTCATCCCAGTCTTCTTCCTCTTGCACTGCCGCAGATACGGGTACAGATGAACAAGCGAAACCGATAGGATTGGATTTTTCTTCCTCTTCGCCTTCTTCCAACTGCTTATTGCATTGATAGACGAAGATGGCAAGTTTTGCGCATATTACTTCTGTGAGTTGTGCCATTATTGTCATAAAATTTTTTAATAATGGTAACACCACTGTTGCGAAGATAATGCCAGAAATAAATAAAAACATAAGCAAAGTCTCCTAATACTTTTATTATCCTAATATTTATGAAAAATTAGGATAATAACTTATCTGCTTTTGTCCTAAGAGTGCGTTTTCTTCTTATTTCAATAGCCTTGTCATAAGATGGGAGTATTTCTCTATATAACTCTTTTTGCAGTTTTCGATATTCTTCCTCATGTCCCTTTGCCTTATGGTAAGCTAATACTGCCCTAATTTCAGCAATAGTGAAACCAGCATAACGAGATGCGTATTCTAAATCCTCAGGTGATGCTATTGCGCGACCTGTATAATTTTCTCCTTCAATTTCAAGAGTGATTTCAGCAATTCCAGATACGGGGTCATAAGAATTACTAATCAATTTGTGTAACTTACTCATTTAATATTTCCTTTCCAAGTCATTTTATCATTTTCGTATTTAAAAATAAAGTCAAATCCTTCATCAAGAGAAGGCTCAATAAAATTATCTCTCATAGAGAGCATAGAAGAATAAGGGACATATGCTCTGCCCTTTCTTCCATCATTTCTTTTAAGAGCTTCTTCAAAAGGTGTCTTTACCCAAATAATACCAATTTTATCATAACCTGTAATATTCTTTAAAATTTTTCTTCGTGCATATAAGCTCGTAGAAGTCTGGTCTAATACGACATCGCGGCCGTCGCTTAATGAACCATTGACCCAGTCATACATAGTCTGCTCTACTAATTTTTCTTTTGAGAAATATGCGTCATTTTCTCCAAGTAAAGAAAATCTAATAGCATCTCTTGAAATTACAGCAGTACCTGGCTTAATATGGTTCTTAATCCAAGTTGACTTTCCAGAGCCGGGCAGCCCGCACATAATATATAAATTAGGCATATTATCCTCCTTATCTCTTTGCTTTAAAGTTGATAATAAACTGTTCAAATTTGATAGCATAGTCAGGATAGATTACATCAAAAGTATAATTTTCGTTCATACAGCTCTGGACTGCAACATTCATAAGACCTACAAGGTCAGATGCGTCGTAGGAGGCGCCGCCCGCACGAATTTCTACAACATCTAAAACCTGTTTTGCTAAATAATTTAATGCCATAAAATCTTTCTGACGATACATTCTAACTGTTATTACCTTTCTCATAATCCTTTCTCCTTTATATTTTATTTATAATTATTTTTTCTTCTAATGTGTCTAAATTTAATAATACTAATTCATCAGTACCTAAAGCATAAGTATCCAAATCAATTTTATGACCGTTCGCGTATCTATAACTTCCTGCCTCATAATAGTTCATTAACTGCTTAGGCGTGTGACCATGAACTATATAGGTATTTTCGTAGCCTAGAGGCCAGTCATCTTCGAAATGCGCTCTGCTCCACATTGCTTCATAAGAGACATTAGGTGTAAAACCGCAATGGTTGCAGATAATAGTCTGTCCTTTTGTGTTGACATATGTATAAGTAATTGGGAGATTTTTACAAAATTGGATATAATCATTCAATTCTTTATCAGTCTTATGAGTTAAAGTTGCCCAAGTGACATCTCCACCATTCTTAAACCAACACTTAATATCGGCGTCCAACCTTTTTGCTATTTCAAATTTTAATTCATCATTACGACATTCAATAATTCCCGGTAAAGCCATTTCCATTAACTGTTCGTGGTTTCCTTTAAGATAAACTGTATTAGGTCTTTTGCGAAGTTCATCTATAATAAGTATACCTAAATCCGTTCTATCTATTGCATCACCCAAAAAGATTAGTAAATCTTCTGGGTTTATGCTGTCTAAAACTAATCTCCATAAGTCATATCGTCCGTGTAAATCTGCTATTGCATAAGCACTCATTTTTTTTACCTTCTTTCCTTTTTCTATATATATATTATATAATATTTTTTAAAAAAAATCAAGATATAGTATTCTGCAGTTGGGCAATTGGATATATTTTTTCAAAAGAAAAAGTAATAATAAATTAGATGACTATAAGTTTTTTAGGTCTCATATATACAGAATATGAAAGGAGGAGTTATATGGTACTCAATGGTAGATTTGGAGAAATCCACGATATAGCGATTCCCGCAGGGCAAGATTTACTTGCAGATGGTGGTTTAATTTCAGAACAGACTCCAGAAACAACAAACCCAATTTTAAATAAATTAGGTATCCAAGCAACTGAAGGAACTCGTGTGTTAGTAAATGGAATTGAAGTAAAAATAGGTTTTACCAAGATTTTTGAACTTGATAATTCTGTTAGTATAAAAAGTCTAATCTTTCCTAATGGGGCGGATGAAGACACTATCATAGATTATGTATATTAACACTCTTGATTATTTTATATATCAAGACTTAAATTAGAATTAGGAGGTATTTGATGGTTTCTTTTTATGGTAGAGGTACAAGCGGCGGTGGAAGCGTCGACCCATCAAAACTTCTAAATGTATACCGAAATACAACTGAGGGTTGGGATAGTCAACCCAGTTTAATCGCACAGAAAAATGCTTTCTATATCTATACGGATTACGCAGATGGTGCAACTGGTATAAAGATAGGTGATGGAAGTTCTTATTTAATTGATATGCCTTTTATCGAAGGCGGCACTCAATATTTGGAAGAACATATTGCAGACACAGAAAAACATTTAGAAGAGGGAGAACGCGAGAAGTGGAATTCCGCAGTAATTATGTCTGTTAACGAAGCAGACAATCACAATTTAGTTGTTGAAAATGTATAGAGGAGGATTCAACAATGGCAGACACAAGACAGTATATCAATAAGATTACTCTTCCTTCGGGTGGGGTATATTATATTCACGATGATAGAATTGACGATATTACGCCAATTCAGTATATTGGTGTAACTTCAACTGCACTTTCAGACGGTGCAACTACTACAACTATTGATATTGTAAATGGCTCTACAACTACAGAACACACAGCTGCAAGTGGCGATTTAGTATTTTACAGTGCAACAGGCGAAAAGCCTTTTGAAGAATTTATTTATAATGGTACAGTATGGTCACTCTTAGGTTCTGAAACTGGCGAACTTGGAGAATTGGCTTATAAAGATGAGGCTACAGTAAGTGCGGTAGCGGCAGCTCAGACATGGACTCAAAAGACAGGAACTGCAACTGTTACAGGCACTAATGCTTCTTCTGTTGTTTCTGGTGATGTTTCACTTACGGCTAGTTCAAAGGTAACTTTGCTTCCAATTACGGATGTAGGTAGCGCAACTACTCTGACCGATGCAGCCGCAAAAACTAATTATAGTGTAACAGACCACAATCTTGTTCTTTCTTATGCGAACACAGGCGTTAAAATTACACCAAGACAGATTACGACAGGAAGTTCAACTCAAATTCCAACTTCTTATACCGCTTCTCTTGATAATGCAACAGCCGCAGCTCAGATTTGGTCACAGGCTTCTGGTTCTGTTACAGTAACAGGTACAAACGCATCTTCCGCAGTAACCGGTACAGCAGAATAATTGTTTTAAAGGGATAGAAGGAGAAGACTATGGAATTTTTTTATAATCAAACAAGTACATCTGAACCTGTTGAAACCACTCTTTCAGATGGGTCTGTATCCGTTCCTTTTGAAATAAAAGAAACAGAAGATGGATATACATATCATGTAGTTATTTATACAAAACAAGAGTGGGCTTCATTTCAAGAGAGTGAAGTAGAAGATATTTCTTCACAAATTAGTGATATTCAGTTAGCTCTTTGTGATATATACGAACAATTATTGGGAGGGGTGGATAATTAATGGCTAAAATATATGCAATTTTAATCCAAAAAGGATTAAAGACCATAGACGATGTGCCTGAGATAATTAAAGCCGAAGTAATAGCAATTCTGGAGGGTGAGGAATAATGAGTTATATAAATGCATTAACCCTACCAAATGGAACTGAATATGATTTATATTCTTCATATGCGGCGGCTGCTGGTTCCGTCGCATATGGAACCTGTAGCACAGTAGCTGCGACCGCCGAAAAAGTTGTTACTATACAAGGCGATTATACAAGTAATTGGAGTTTACAAGTAGGAGCGATTATTGGAGTAAAATTTACTTATACTAATACTGCATCTAATGTAACTCTGAATGTTAATAGTACGGGCGCTAAGAGTATTTATTATAGTGGATCAGTATATACAAGTACCTGGAACTTAATTACAGGCTATGCTAATAGAATATTATATTATATGTATGATGGAACTTATTGGGTTTATATTAGCGATGGCTCGGTAAATATAGACAAGAATTTAACACAGACTGCAACTACTACTGATGCGGATTATGAAGTCTTATTTAGTAATACCGCAGATAATACAACAAGAACTGAACAGGCTCGTAAGAATAGTAATTTACTGTTTAACCCAAGTACAGGTAACTTACAAACAACTCAGTTGAATGGTGTAACAATAGGTTCATCACCTAAGTTTACCGATACTACTTATACAGCCGGTACTAATATTACTATTGCAGATGGTGTTATTAGTGCGACTAGCGGTACTACATATACAGCTGGCGATAATATTGATATTACTGATAGTACAATTAGTGTTACCGGATTGGGTGGTGCTGCTTTTATGGATGCAGACTACTATCTTAGAGATGTTACGGCTGGTACTGGAATTGATGTTAGTACAACAAGCACCACCGGCATTAAATCCATAGGTATAGCGAGTGGTTACAAGATGACCTCTTCTTGGGAAACTGTATTAGCTCAAACTACAGTAAGTAAAGGCACAACTCCTTCGGGTACGACTTCTTTATCCAACGGTTTTTCTACAGCGAAACAAAAATCGTGGATAACTTTTATGATAATGAAGAGCGGAAGTTCAATAGTCTTAGGAGAAATTACTATTCCTCAATATCTTATAAATAATGGTTGGGTTACCCAAGTTCAGGTGCCTTTCTCTACTGGTTATTATGCTACATTTTCAGGATTGTCAGACGAGGGGACTACAGTTATTTTAATATCTCCTTATCAAGATGTTAAAATGTGGATAATTAGAGAATCAATGTGGATATCAACAAGCACATTAACTACGGAGTAAACTATGGAAAGTATAGAAATGATTAGATACAGATATGAAATTGGTGAATATAATGTTCAGCAAATGATTGCTTTAGTTGAAAAAGGGATTATAACTAAAGAAGAGTTCCACGACATAACAACACTTAGTTATTTTGGTATTACAGGTCGTTGGTAAAATAAAAATAAAGCGGGACTATGCTAAAATTAAATTAGCATAGTCCCGCATTTTTTGTTTACTACGGTGGTGGGAGTCGAACCCACAAGCGTTACGCGCAGCAGTCAAAGTGCTGTATGGTTACCAATTTCATCACACCGCATTAATATTAGAAAAAGAACTTAATAAAATTCTTTAATTCTCTCTCACTTTCTTTGCTCTCATATTTTGTCATATAATCAGAGCGCAGTTCACAATATTCTTTCCAAAGAGCCTGACACTCTTCAAGTTTCTTGTCTAAAGCTGCTTTTGCTTTCTCCTTTTCTTTTCCCTGCTGGAGAAACTCCTTTTCTGCTTTAACAAGGTCTTCTTCCTTATCAAAAGACTTCTTTAAAAGTTCACTATAATAATAGATTTTCATATAAATACTACCTCTTTTCTTTAAATAAGTTTCCAACTAATCTTTCCGTCTTTTACTTCGACGCTATATACAGTGCCATCAACATCTGTAATAGTAATAGTAGAAACTCCAGTTTCTTCATTTTTAGTAACCTGCGCGGTTGGTGATGCACCGGCGGGGCCTTTCAGGTTAATACCTGTCTTAATATCATCAATATACAAATCACCATCACTATTGACTTCAATATGATTTGCAATATTTAAATTTTCATCACCTGTATATCCATTAGACATTACACCGTGTGTATGATGTAATCTATATGGAGTGGTTTTAGGTGACTCTGTCGTTATGTGAATCGTTGACATATACTCCCCCTAAATAATTTCTACTTGACAAACTCTCATAGCCTCAATAGCATTTTCGTGTGTAACCGGAGATATACAAGCGCATAAATCTTTCAGAACTTTAATCTTAGTTTCTGGACAATATGTTTTTGTCAAAATGACATTACTGATAACGCAAATGCCTGTGCATACTCCACAAAATTCTACTTCTTCAAAACCTTCTGTAACAATATAATGAGCTAACTGAAGGCTGCCAAAAGTATTCTTTTCAAAGATTTTAACATCTTTCATCTCAAGTTCTGGCGCAATCTCCCAACCTTCTGTTCCTTTAATACAATGTGGAACAGGCAGTTTAATTCCTTCTTGAGTGTCTAAATAATCTTCATCGTGGGTATCTTTTGTAAAGACAACTTCACCATCAAAAGTTCTAATATAATCAGCAATCTTTGGTAAAATATTCTGAGCCTCTCTTGTTCCAAGGCAACCTGAAATAAAATCGTTCTGCATATCTATCACGACAAGCAATTTTTCCATACCTTTCTTCCTCCTTTGCGGTCAGGGGCGGGATTCGAACCCGTTATCCCAAAAATATCGACCCCGACAAATGGCGGTCTTAACCCGACCGCCGCACTCCTTTTATCTCCCAAAAAGATATATCTTAACAGAGGCTGACCACCTCTGATTGAGAGTTTCAGCGAGCGTTTATAGTGTGCTCGCCCACTGTGTCACCAAAAGATGACGATTGCGAGAGTGGGATTTGAACCTACGACCTTCGGGTTATGAACCCGACGAGCTTCCAGACTGCTCCATCTCGCGGTATAGGGGGGAATTAAACCCCCCTGTTAATTAAATCATCGGACTGCTCCTTATCATTACAAATCTTGTCACATAATTGCCAACAACATTAGTACATTGGAGTGTACCTCCTTCGATTTTTTAGTAAGAGTTTACTTTGCCTTCTTTTATAGCGATTGCCACTTTACCACATATTATTGAAAAATCAATACCGGTGGTAGTTTAACTCTTGAAATCCATGTTATCGCTTGTAAGATAATATCTTACGAATACGCAGGAAGGAATTGAACCTTCAGATTAGCCCCATCGACTCTGCGCATACCTAATCGTAGGTAAAGGAAAGGTAAGGTAAATAAAATCAGTCAGGCAAGTTTCCTTGCCAAAGATAAACCCTAAAGGAATTGAACCTTTATGTAACCATTGGGCTTATAAAAGGAAAGTGGCTGTTGTTTGTCAGCACCATTTAAAGACACCCGCTACGGTCTCACCACTTTTTATTTTTCTTTTTCTTTATTTTCTATAATTATTATATCAAAATTTTTTTAAAATTTCAAGTCTTCTCTCTCTTTTTCCCACTTTTCAAGGATTTCCTTTTCAATCTGGTCAATAGAGATTGGAGTGCAATCGTGAGCATCACACGCAACATTATACATATATACATTACCATTATAGAAGTTTTCTGTGCTATGTGTGTGACCAAAAATGTTGCGAATTGCTCGACGAAAATCTGTATCATAATTGGCGGTCATTGAAGGATAATGACTAATATAATAAATGTGTCGGTTATAAACTAACTGAGTTGCCCATTCAATACTTACGACCTTATCTGAGGCTGCATATACTTCAATCTTTGCATCAGTATCGTGGTTGCCCCTGATTAAATGAATTTTTCCATTGAGCTTTTCAAGAGTTTCTTTAATAAAGTCAAAATCAGAACCTAAGAAGAAATCCCCAACAACATATACTTCATCTTTATCTGTAACTGTCGCGTTCCATCGGTCGATAATATACTGGTTCATTTCGTCGACAGAACGGAAACCGCGGTCTTCCCAAATAAATTCTCTATCGTGGTTAAAATGTGTATCACTAATAAAATAAATCATAACATCACCTCTTTTTCTTTATTTACTCTTTATCTTTTCTATATATATTATATAATATTTTTTTAAAAAAGTCAACAAAAAAAGGAAAAAGGCTGACATAAGTCAGCCTTACTCTTACCAATTAGTGTATACATCTATTGTTCCACTAGCACACCCGCAATCATAAATCTTGCCTAATTTTCCAAAGGGGGTTTCAATAACTGTCCCTTTTGCTAAATCACTAGAAGCTAAGCAGATATAATCGTTTTCATCCACAACATATCCTTGGTCATCAACTGTGCGACCGGGGATGGAAAGTCCACCACCAGAAAGCACTCGCTGTGAGTACCAAGTCCAGCGATACGCACCCCAATAAATAACGCCCATATTTTTAAATGTTGCGCCAGAATAGAGTGCATTTGCAGTCGTTGTATCAGCACTTGCGCAATCCGCGGTCGCCACCACTACAACTTCTTCTTCTATTGTTTGGGTATTTGTGTAATCTTCTTCTGTTTCTATTGGTTCCTTAATTATCTCCTGTTCTATGATTGCTTCTTCTTTTTCCTTTTCTAGTTCAAGCTGCTCTTGTGTCTCGGTCGGTGTGAGAACCTCATATACACTTGATACAACTTTACCGTCAACTCCAAATTCTAATTTAATAATAACTTTTTCAGTAAGTGAAAAAATTTCATAAATTTCTAAATTTGCATTTACTGTTGCGACGGTATCTTGGTTATTCTCTATTAAATTGTCTTTTTCGGAAAAGTCTTCTTTTTTTTGAAAAAACTCTTCTGAAAAAGCGTACGCCGGTGTAATACTCATTTCGACGGGGACTATAGCAAGCACCGCCGCGAGTAATAGTGAAACACCCTTGTCCAAAATTTGTTTCATACTTTTTCTCCCTTAATAATCTCTTAATGCAAAAGCCTATATAGACTCTATATGAAGAAAAAGATTACTACCCAATCCCCAATTAAATGGGGGCATGGAAATAGGCGGAGTCGAACCGCCTTCTTAATAATCGTGATATTTGCTTTACCGATAAGCTATACTTCCAAAATAAAAAAGAGACGATGGTAGGAGTTGAACCTACGGTACTGATTTTGCAGACTAGTGCCTTAACCACTTAGCTACATCGTCATGAACGACAAGGGTAGGATTCGAACCCACGGAGCTGTTATACCCTCTGGTTTTCAAGACCAGCGCTTTAGACCACTCAGCCACCTTGTCATATTTAATTTTGAGTGTACCATACAGGATTTGAACCTGTGCTACCACGATTAAAGGTCGTGTGCTCTACCAACTGAGCTAATGGTACAAATGGTGGGTTAATCGTTGTGTACCACCCCCTCCACATGGAGGACACCTCTGTTTCTCTTGTTTTATACTCTCTAACAGGGGGAGTAGTTTTCCTTTGTTATAGTCCTTTCAGAACTCTCTGGCTGACTTAGGGGGTGAGAGCTTTCGGCGGATGCTCTACCTTGCTCTCTCAAGACCGTACCCTATCCAACTACTAGTATCCCCATTCAGACGGGAATAAAAGAGGTAGATTCCGTTATCCGCGTCTCCGCCTAGCCACATTCGTGACTTAATTGTTTTCTGTGAACAATTCTAAAACACTTTCGCTTGCAAACTAACTTACTTTCTTTTGTCGCTTTTCACGCAACCACGACAGGTAAAACATAGTCTAATTAAACCCACGACATTACTGAGGCTTCTTTTTGTGTTTCACGACACGGGTGAGGGTCAGTTTATGCTTGTCCATCTCCCCAACGCTCATCTTTCTGACCCATAGGTGGTCACTGGTCTGTTTTGATATTTCATGTCCTCAACTCCAGTATCAATAGATTTCTTTCCTCTTCATTATAGGACGTGTAATTTATGCGAATATCCATTCATCACGCAAGTAATAATCGCCATCTTCATGCATTTCTGCGGTTGCGTGTAACTCGGCTCTTATCTTGTCAAGAATAGGCTCTTGTTCTAGGGCTTTGATTGCCATGTTTGCCGCTTCTTTATCTTCCGGCACACAAGGATTTAATTCGCAATCCTTTAAAATCCTAATTGCTTCTTCTC